AGCATCTGGAGATATATTAAACTGTCTCATGATCGAAGGGTATAGTGAAGCAAAATCGAATGCACTTACACCTTCATAGAATCCTAAGATTGGTTCTTTTACAAACGCTCCAGCATATTGACCATCTTTTTGACTGTCAGATTTTTCTTCACTTCCAATTCGCATTCCTTGCTCAGCAAGTTTTCTGGCCATAATCGCTTCAGTAACTGCCACTGGAGAACTTGCTTTATATAATGGCATATTAGTAATGTTTGCCAAGGTTAGCAATACCTCCATTGACTTCAACTTCTGGTCAATGTAGTATACCAACACTGAATCGACAACATTGTAATATATGTACTTGACAAAGTTATCCCGGTATAAGTCCTGTAGTGAGCCAGTGAACTTGATTTTATTAACATTAAGGACTTGACTAGAAACATAATCCAAAGAGTTAGATTCTTTAACTTTTACGGTTCGGTCATATTTGTCATACAATTGCATGTAGTCAAGAATTCCGATATGAAGAGGTCGACCGTCAGTATGATCGATTGAATGGGTCATGCCAACTTCTTTAATATCGATTTGAAGTCTCTTACAACGATTAACTATATATTGCCAGTCATAGTTGATAAAATTCCAACCAGTCATCATTGGAAACTTTGGTAAGAATTTCATTAAGAAAGTGTACACCATATCATACTCTGATTTGAACTTATGGTACTTAAATTCCCAGTCCATATCAAAATCTTTAAAGTACTCGTTAGTATCATCTTGAATCTTTTGGATTTTATCTGAAGCCATATCTTCCAAACCTAAAACGATTGCTTTACGATCTGGAGTAATTATTGAGAATGAAAGAATTCTACTTTTGGCCTCTTCGGCTTTTGGAAAGCCATCAACAATTTCAGTTTCAATATCGACAAAATAGGTCTTTGGCATATTATATGCTGTTAGGTCTTTTTTATCCTTCTCTGAAAGATTATCTAAAAAATAAAGAATGGAGAACTTATTGAATTGTCTTCCATATCCCAGTTTAACAGGACGGCCATCCCAGTTTTTATAGTCTGGACTGGCCGCTTTGTCTTTGTCATCACAAACATACCAATTTTGAAATTTATCTACGGGGTATTGTTTGAATGCTACTTCTCCTTTGTCATTGTAATATGAAATGATTACATCTTTTTCACGCTGCTCGATGTCAAGTATCATTAATATCCTCTTTTTTGACGATTAACATTTTCTTCTGCTTTTGCGAAGTAATAATTGTATGCTGTTTTTGCATCCAGTCCGATTGAAGATGCATAATTTATAAAGAAGTGTAGTATGTCTACCCATTCCATATAAAGTTCTTTTTTGTCCTCTTCAGATAGGTCGGAAACTTTCATAGTTTCATACTTTGCAAAGTCTTTTTTCCAGTATTTCCAAACTGCATTTCCACTACCATCTTTAATACCTCCAAGGGCATCGGTCATCTCATGAATTTCATCAACTACCGCGTGTGTATTGACATGCCAGAAGTTCATAATTTCTCTAATTGACATATTTTCAAAATTGAAACCATAAGTTTGCTCTTGCATCCTCTTTTGGTTTTCCATAATATCCGCCAGGTGGGTGGTCGAATTTGAATAGAAGTCATGAACTTCAAGGTCTTTACATTGATTGTCTATATTTGCCATAAGTTTTTATATAATAGTTTTATAGGTAATTTTGAAACTGTTTAAAATAAACATGAACTTTTAAATGTTGGTTCATCAATTTCGCAAGATTCACCAATTTGCTCTTTTGAAATTGGAGCATTTGCACGGTTTAAGGCCATCTTTTTACTGTCTCTCAATCGTAAAAATACACCAAATTGGCAACAACTAATTTCAGTACCAAATGTTGTAAACCTTCCGGTTTCCGTGATTGTTTCTAAATAGTCAAGATTCTCTCCAGTAAAATCAAAGAATTCATGTTGAGTGTCCCGGATTTGTCTGATGACTTTAGCTCCAACATCAGATGAAATTGAAAAACCTAAGTCTTCATAGAACCAGTTGATTGTGGTCATCGCTCCAACTCCAGGTGCAACAAAGTCATCATCTTCGTTAAGATTTCCAGATAGAGTGTTTGGTCTTAATAGGTCAGGAGTACCGATTTCTGGCATTCGGGCAAGGTTGGTGCTAAAGTGATACCCATAGTAGTTTCCAATTCCTCGATGCGATGTTAAGAAGTCAAAAGACTCTTCCATTGTCGGTTTCTTAGCATAGAATTCTGCAAAACGAGGACCTAGTAGGGTAAACCAAAAAAACATATCGCTTGTTCGACTTTGCCTGGTTGGGTCTGGTTCGGCATTAATTAATATGTCATAAGGAGTTTTAATAACTCGTGCATGATTTCTTGATTCAGTTTGAAGACTTGTTCGTAATTCAGTAGTACCATAAATCTTTTCTCCACGTCTCCTTGCATTCTCCATGTTAACCATACATTGCAGAACATATTTCTCGTCATTAACCAATCGGTCATATTTAACAAATGGAAATCCAGTGTCGTGTGTTAATAGACTAATTGTGTTTGACGGTCCATAGAACTTTACAATTGCTGCATTAATTAGTCGGTCTTCAAATGTACATTCTGGATTGTAGAACACATTTTCATTTAGCCAAATAATCTCATCGTGAAATGAACGGTTTGGGTGAAAATAAGGAACTGAACGTCCCTCTACTATAAATCCATGTCCAAATGTGTCCTCTCCGGTACCTTCTCGATGCCTAAAAGTATCAAAGGTACATGTTTTTGCAAAGCGAACCTCATATTCTCTTCGATTCATTTCATGAATAAAATCTCGAATGAGCTGCTTTTTTTCTGTTGGTATTAAATCCAATAGTGCCTGAGAATCCATCTCAAGCAATTGTTTATTTGAAGTCATTTTCATATTTTATTTTTTAAAAAAGCAATCGTGTGCTATTAAATTGTCGGTGAATATAATTAGTGGAACTATCCTTGAGTACGGGTAAACAGTCTCTAGCCTCTCCATTACCTGGTACATTTCAGCCCGGTGTTTTCCTGCATGTAATTCAATAAATAAATATTTGGGTTGGTAATCTATCAAAGTATCGATTAGTGTATATTCAGCCGATTCAATATCCATTTTGATAATGTCTGGCTTGTATTTCTTTAATAGCTTTTTTAGATGAATATTTTCAACATAGTCGTATTCACTAAACTTCATCTTATTCTCAATTGAAGTTGAACAATGTGCATTTTGACTATGGGATTTGAATATTTTTAGGGTTTTTTCAGGCAGTCCAGAAACTGCAGCATAGACCAAGTCAACATAGTCGTCATTCTTAAATGTTTCTCTTAACTTTTCAAAGTTTCGGACATCACATTCTACAGTGCATACTTTGCTTGCTCCGGAATCCAGTGCGATTTGAGTAAATGCGCCGATATTAGCTCCAAGATCTAAACAAACTGCTCCTTTATAGTCAACCTCAGGGATTAAATAATTAGCAATGCTCTCGGCAATCATAGTGTCATCAACACCTTCGGATGCTCCTAATATCTTAACATATTTCTTTTTAAGTCTGGTCTTTTCCAATTTTAAAATTGGAAACTCTGGAAGTTTAACCCTAGACATCTTACTTCTGTACTAATTTTGATACAATATTAACCAATTCGACATCAGGACAGTTTTCCTGAATGATTTGGTATTGTATTGGGTCATCTTCAAAAAACCTGGAAACAATAACGCCTTCACCTTTTAAACGGTTAATTGTATGCGCTTTGTGATGTCCTGAATGTCTTCTTGCCGCAACTGTATGGTTTCCACGCTCAGCAAGAGTCATTGGATTAAAATAGACCTTACATTTAATTCCTCTCTCTTTAAGGATTGCACGAACCTCGTCTTTCTCGTCAATACATCTTCCAGTAATAACAAAATCTGTTGTTGCTCTTGGAGTTATTCCAATTGAAATTACTCCGTCAAAATCGTATCCGTAGATATCGATTGGTTTTTTTGTTTTAAAAATATTTAACATGCTTAAAGTTTTGATAAAAAAAGGGAGAGTTATTTCTCTCCCTTTAGGTTAATTAGATTGTTAGACTTATTTTGTTTTAGCAACTAACTGTTTTCTTGTAGAATCTGTTAGACGTCTTGCAGCCAATTCAGTACATTCATAAACAGCGTCAGCAAACATCATCTGGTCTGGTGGGGTTTTTTGTGTAAATGCTGAAGGACCTCTTAAGGCTCCTACAACTCCTAATTCTCTCGCAACTCTTAAGTAACGAACTGCGTCGATTACAACTCCTGCAGAGTTTGGAGAGTCTTGTACGCTTAATTGAGCATCAAAAAAAACTGGTGCTCCACCGAATCCTGTAAGTTCTAAACGGAAGTTAGCAACTTTGTTATCGCCGTAGAATGCAATATACTCAGAAGGACCTGCATGCAAGAATGAATCTTCAGTTGAAATTCCACGGATTTCGTTTTGTGCACGGATAACATTTTCTTTAGAAATCTTTTTAGATGCTAGACGAGATTTGTCTTCCATGTTTAAGAAATCTGTGTTACCTCCAACATTTCTTTGGATGTGCGCTTTTACATGATGTCCTCTTTCAAAGGCAAGTTCTTGTAACATTTGAGAAAGAATACTTGCTCCAAATTGAGAACGCATGTCATCTCCAATAATTGGAATACCTGCATCGATGAATCGCTGCTCCCAGGCTGGGTCAGATGCGATAAAAACTGGAATACAGTTTACTAGTGAGATTCCTGTTTCAAGACAAATTTCAGCCCAGAATTCAGTTGTTTTTTGAGAACCTACCGGTAAGTAGTTAATCAATACCTCAACTCCATGGTCTTTTAATTTGGCAATAATTGAATCCTTCCACTCTCTTGATTTTTTTGGTGTCCAATCAGTGCGATTCATGTCTGTAGAATTTCTTAGTTTTTCGTCAACTAAGAAACGATTTTGTTCTGGATAGTTATCCATAAGGGCTGCATAACCATCAATTACTGGAGCCTCATAAACTGGAGCCTCAGATTTGATTACATCAACGATGTCCCATGCAGAGTTTGGTCTTTGTTTAAGTGCATATCCTAGTGTTTGATTAACTTTACGTTCATCAATTTCGAATCCACAAACAAATTCAATATTTTCTGCTTTGTAACCTCCAATATCGGACTTCATCATTCCGGTAATATCATTTGGATTCTCTGTGTAATATTGTACACCTTCAACTAATGATTTAGCACAATTTCCAGTTCCAATAATTCCTACTTTAATTTTGTTCATTTTCTTAAAATTTAATTTATAATTTTTATACTTGTTTTATTTAAAAAGTTTCAAAAAAGAGTATTGATAGTCTTCTTTAGGACAACATTTTTTTCGGACGTCTCGAAATCATATTGGTAAAACTCTCTAGATAGGTGAACAGAACCTGGCTTTTCCATGTAGGTATCGGCAAAATATTGTGGGTCTGCTGAGTACCAGTGAATCGGCCATTCGATTACGTTCATATTATATATAGCCGAGAGTTTGTCAACCTCTTCGTTAAATATTTCCATTAATTGAGTCCGTTCTCGTTGAGTTCCGATAAATGGTGTTCCTTTATGGTAGCCAGTTTTAGGAATTCTACGACCTTCAAATTCGATTGGTAATAATTTTACGATGGTATTCTTTTGAATTCCTAATGATTTAAGGTGTTCAAAGTAGTTTGCTACTAAACTTTTAACCGCTTCGACTGGTTTTTCTTGTCGACATAAGTGATGACGAACATCGATGTTTCCAAAGTACGTTATTAAGTGTTCAGTATCTAAAGGAATATAAGATCGCATTCCCTCTTTTAAGACTCCAAATAGGGTTTTACCATCATTTCGACTAATATTTGAACCTGGATGGTACACTGAAACTGAATGAGAATCTCCTAAGACAAATGTTTTAGAATCTAGTTTTAATTGAATCGTTTGTGTTTCCAAACTTCTTTTTGTAAGTGCCTCAGTATTAAGAGATGCCCATAGAGGAGAACATGATTTCATTCGGCTTTCGGCAAATTGTCCAACATTTGGCATTTCTCGATTCAAACAATATATTGTTCCACTAAAATCTAAGAATCTTTTAATTCTCTCTGCTGGTTCGTCAGTGGCTCCACCGAATAGGTTATAAGACCCTTGAAATTCCATTGGAAGTGCTACTAACCAAACATCAAATTGATGAATATCTTCTGACTTGGTAAGTACTTCAACATCCAATCCGAGAGACTTTAGTTGATTAGCTAATAAGAAGGCCCATGCACTTTTGTGGCTGGCCTTCTTTGAACTATAGGTAGTTACAACATCATCAATTGCAATCTTCTTACCCTTTAATGAATCTAAAACTGCGTAAATATTAACCATTGAATGCATCATCAATATCGTTCTTGTTTTCTTCAATATAGTTGTCTAATCCTTGGATATATGCAACTGCATCTAATAAGTTATCACGCTTGTGATTGTACGATTCTCTAGAGAATTTAAGTGCAACTAGTGCTTTAAACATGTGTTCACCTGTAACTTCAAGTCCGGTCATACCTTTAAAAATCATTGCAGCCCGGTCCATTCCTTCTGAGAAAGGACCATATTGTCTGTCTGCTTCTTCGGAGCGGTTATTAACTATTCCGCTTGCTTCGTCTAAAATATTCATAGTTTGTGTTTAAGTATTATATGTTATATATTGGTTTTGTTTTTTATGCACTTTATTAAAGACCAGTTTCCATTTCAAACTGACGTTTTTCATGGTCATGCTCACTATAAACATTACAGTTTAAGTATGCACCAGATTTTGAATAATCTCCAATATATGAAGTCGATGTACGAACTTCTGATGGGTTAATATTAAAACAAAAATCATACTCTTCTTGAGTCAAGTATGTTTGGTTATTCATAATTTGATTGTAACGCTCTTGTGTTGAAATTGAAGTCATAATATGTTTGTTTAAATTAGATATGTAAATATAATACAAAAAATCGACATAAAAAAATCCTGACTAAAAAAGTTATTAACAATTTTGTCAGGATTAAATTATTAC